AGGCGTGTTTAATACGACCAAAGCGCTTGACGCGGTAAGATATCGAGATGGATGAAACGGTGTTTATGTTCGCCTTTCTGTTTAATTCCGATGCCGGAAAAGCCTACGCGTCTCGCGTGATCGACCAGGGCGAGCGCCCGTGGTCCATAAATGCGGATATCGGCCCCCATCGATTGGAGATGGGCGCTTTTAGGATATCCGCCTGAATCTTTGTTGTGTTGTTCACAGCGCGCCCCTGACGTTATGGAGAGCGGCCCTAGTTTGTCACGTAAGGACTGCAACATCTTCATAAAATTCGCATCCATATGCGCCAAGCCGCAACCACATTTGCATTGCATCTCAGCGCGGGAAAAGTTCGGCGTTAGCATGTCAGCCATGCAAAGCCCCGCGTAAACGATGAAGGTTCGGCGTAATATAAGCGAATCGCATTAGAGTTTCCCATCCGCGTTTAGCTTTTCGCGGATCTGATTAACTATTTTGTCGTCAATCGTATTTGTCGATTTTGATGACGCCCATTCACAGAGCATCAAAAGTACGTTCAAAACGACTTTTTCCGATAACATGGAAATAACCAACGTTTTCGCGGCTCCTGCCAATAATGGTACGATCATACTTTCCTCAGATTTGCGAAGATGAAATCTTTTTGCGATTCTAACTCGCGTTCGATGTTATCGAGACGCGTATCGATCCTTGATACATCGCTTGCCATTTGTACGGTCGCGTCTTGCGATCTTATAATTAATTGCTCAAATTTCTCTGTATTATCCTTGCGCTCGATTTTCGCGCCTTTCGATTCGTAATGGATATAATAACCAAGCGAAATTATCCCTAGGATTAAAACGATTTCTAGCAGACTTGCTTGATTAAAAAGCAAGTCAGCGAATCGCATTGGAATATCAGAAATATCATCCTGATTTTCTACCCCAACGTGATGACTTTGCGCGAATATTTCGAACATTATAATTCAGGCCAAGTAATCGAAAAAGGGTTTGTTTGGTCTTGTGGGATGTCACGGAGTTTTTGCCTGTAAGTCCGCAAATCGGCTGCATCTTCACCAGTCTCCATTGCTTTCGTCATCTGCCAGTCGGTTTCCTGGAGTTTTTGGTTTCGTTGGTTTCGGACGTCGGTCCATTGATTTGAATCGGCATGAGTTTTTTCAGCGGATGTTTTTGTTTTAGTTTCCCAAGCTTGTGTCCACTCTCCAGCTTTTAAAACAGGTGTTTTTTCTATGCATTTATGTGTTTGACTAGTATATTCAGGTTTGGATTTTTTTCCGACTTCAACAACATTAAAAGCCTCTCGTAATTCGCTATTACTTAACGGATCGAAAGGAAATGATGTCGAAGGATGATCTTTTTTTAAATCCTCCAGGGTGTACGGATATTTTTCCAAGTTTCCGTTTTTAATTTGTGCATACATTGTTAATTTTAGTTTGAAGGTTTCGGGAGACTTAGAGTGATTTTCTGCGGATCATTGGAACCCGTGATCAGGTGACAGTCATCAGGAACCAAACCAATTTTTTTAACTGCTTCCCAGGTTTCTGGTGCAGACATGGCTTGACGAACAGTCATGGCCGAAGGCCTCCCGTTTGCAATGATCTCTGATTGCATATCCTTGGCGACTTTCATTGTATATTCATTTGCTTGATTTGCTTCCCACATTTGTTCATCTGAGAATCCATTGATCCTCGTTGGTTCTGCGATTTCAAATGCTTCAGATAAAAGTTTTTTAAGTATCTCGATTTCTGCATCATTTTTACGGAAACCATCTGTTTCTGATGCAAGCCAATTTTCTGCTTCCATCAACTCGACTTTCAGTTTTTTAACTGTCCATGAAGGCAAATTTTTAATCTCTGCATCTTCCAATTCTTCACGTTTTGCTTCAAGTTTCAGTTTGCCGATTTCTTCCAAACCTTTGGCTCGGATTCGACCTTCCAGAAAACCTTGGAGTATTTTAATTTTGGCCCAGATCGTTTCACCCTCGACCAAAAACCGATAATTAAACTCACTGTTATATTTGCTTGCCATTTTATCCGTAGCTTGCTGATGCCAAATATCCCCTGGCAGTTCCAACTCCAGCAGTGTCAGTGGCAACGACTCCACTGCTGTTCACTAGATTCGTTAAAGATGAATTGGAACCTGTGTACCCAAATCCGAAAATTGCTTCACTTGTCCCAAATCCAGCGGCGGCTAAACCAGAACGTGCAGTTCCAACTCCAGCAGTGTCAGAGGATACTACTCCACTGGTGCTAACCAGATTCGTGATTGCAGAATACGAACCTGTGCTTCCAAATCCAAAAATTGCTTTGTCTGATCCATATCCTGCGGACGCTAAAAGCCTTCTAGCAGTTCCAACACCAGCAGTGTCAGCGGATACTACTCCACTGCTGTTCACCAAATTCGTTGTTGAAGAGACTGAACCTGTATGCCCATATCCGAAAATAGCTTTGTCTGTTCCATATCGTGCTGATGCTAAAGCCCGTCTAGCAGTTCCGACACCAGCAGTGTCAGTGGCAACGACTCCAGATGAACTCACCAAATTCGTTAAAGATGAATATGAACCATTTGTTCCATATCCAAAAATTGCTTTGTTTGATCCATATCCTGTCGAAGATAAATATCGCCTAGCTGTTCCGACACCAGTGGTGTCAGTGGCAACGACTCCACTGCTGTTCACCAGATTCGTAATTGATGTACTCGAACCTGTAGTTCCAAATCCGAAAATAGCTTTGTCTGTTCCATATCCTGCACAGGCTAAAGCCTCACGTGCAGTTCCAACTCCAGCAGTGTCAGTGGATACTACTCCAGATGAACTCACCAAATTCGTTAACGCCGAAACTGAACCTGTGCTTCCAAATCCAAAAATTGCTGAGCTTCCACCACCACCACCACCACCACCACCACCACCACCAATCAATGCACGTAAACTAGAAAAAGCCATTAGATATCCATGTCAAGACCTGCTGTAAAACCGAACCAAGCCGTGCCAGCATCAACTGTTATGAAGGCAAAAACATCAACATCAGCCGCACCCGATGAAAGTGTCGGAGCAGTTGAACTGGCCCACTGCACTGATCCAGGCCATGTAACTGCCCTCGATCCTGAAGCATCCTGAGTCAAAATTAATGTAAATGAACAACACGAACCTGACGCTGAAGGATTTGAAAACGTGAAAGTAGTAGTTGCCACGTTCAGCGTTGCAGTGATGACATTTCCTGATGTTATATCAATAGTTTGTGATGCAACCGTGTTTCCTATTGCGTTTCCTGTTTCAGAGTAATCTTTGATCGTTGGACGTTGCAAAATTTTGTCAGACAAATTGGTATTTCCTGAACCATCAAAGGTCAGCGCAACCACTCCGCCGCTGTCCTTAATGTTATTTCCGCCGACTTTAAAATCACCAGTAATGGAAACCAAACTTGTATCGCCTTCGACTAAAAGCTTTCCGCTTCCCACGTTAAAATCATCACCACTTGAAGAACCGATGGTAATGGTAATTGCCTGTCCATCAGTGAGTTCAATTACAGCGGTTCCTCCATTATTTTGTAAAACCAAATCATTCCCCGTGTCTGGCTTTAGTATTCGATCTGCCATCAGATTACCTCGCGTATGTTAAAAGTCATATTTTGGTATGAACCTGAATTATCTGCACTGACCATTTCAGGTGCATCGATCATGTAAAAAAAACCTGAATAGTTAAACGTCTCACTCTGGTCCGATGCTAAATCATTCAAAACCTGTATTGGAAAAGGTTTTGAACGGTATGCATGATAAAAATCGATGATATTGTTTGCCTGAGCAATTGGGACAATCAGATTACATGTGAAAATGTTAATGACATTTTTCTGGGTTTCCTGGTATCCACCATTATTCAACGGTTTTCTGATTGAAAAATCTTGAAGTGCTTTTGAAATTCCAAGTTGCGGATTTTCGATTTCGATGACTGAACACGCCTGAAAGATGCCGATTCTTACTGGATTTTTGACACTCGAGATTGTTGCATCTGCAACTGATCCTGAAAGTGTAATATCTGCCGCGCCTGTACCATCACCAACAATCTGATTAACTTGATAATCTGAAGCGCCAATTGTGATAATCGATCCGACATGGACATTTGAATGGTCGAAAATATTAATTGCATTACCTGAACTATCCTCGAAATGTCCAGTTGCACCTGAGCTTTGGTCCCATTGATGGATCGAATTTCCTTCAATTGGGGAACCTTTAAGATCAGTTGTAGATTCAAGCGTCAAAGTCCCCGTTCCTGCTCCGAGTGCGGAACCACCCCAAACGTTTTCGATAGTGTCATCTGCATCACTCAACCCTAACTCAAGAATCACTAAATCTTCGCCACCGTCTCCCAGTGTTAAATTTGCCTCAAGAACTAACGTATTCGGTGCGCCTGTCAGATAATCGGTTAGCGTGGTGTTGGTTGTGATTGGTGACGTTAATGCGGTCCCGCTGAACGTTCCCCGCGTGTAGGGTTGAAGGTTCGGTTTTTGTTTTGCGTCATTATTTTTATTGATCCATTTATTCGTTGAATAAACATTGATGTCTAAAATGTCGGTTATAGAAAGTGAATTATCCGTATCACTAATATTCAAAGTTAAAGAATCTGCCATCACTCCAGAAATAAAAATCGCCGACATCCCTGATGATAAGGTCACGGAAATCGTTGCACTCGCAGAATTCGCCATGAAACATTTACGCGGATTATCATCAGAAATATTATCAACCGAATAATCAGCAGAAAATTGAGCGCCAGATGATAAACTTTGCGCGGTTATTTTGTTCGAATCTAATATCTTCATGATTGAACCAAATCGGTGATGGTTGCTTCGCCTTCAATGGAAGTTTCCATTGCGACTGAATCCCACGCGATTCCACGAACTTTCATATCAACATGAACCTGCTCGGTTCTGCGATCAAAAACAACCCGATCACCTGGTCGCCATGTCGATTTGAGTCCTGCGATTTTTGCTTTTACAGTTGGTTTGATAAGCACATTTTTAATAGTTGTTAGCATCGTTGAGACAGCCCCTGATTGTGATGAATCATCTGCCAATGCATTCAATGAAATATCAGAACCACTTGCACCTAACGAAATTACACTCCCTAGCTCTTGAGATTCCAAATCTGTTCCACTCCAAAAATAATCCGTATATTTTAATGATATGTTTTTGATCTCCTTTGGTGCGCGGATTACAATTTCAATGATTTCAAAATCAGATAATGCATGGTAATAATCAGAACCTGTCCCAGGAACATCATCCTTATCAATCAAGAATAAAGTCCTGTTTCCATCAGTCTGGTTTGGTGCAATATAGAATTGATAATTAACACCAGGCATCACCGATGATAACAAATTTAAAATATCACTTTCCTGAGAAATGATGATTGTCGAATCCGGCGGAGTTCCTATTTTGTTTTTATCCACGGTTGCAGTTTCCAAAACATATAAGGAATCACTGGTGATTGTGTTAGTCATGATATGTGCAATTTGATCAGCAAAATCTCCAATGGTCGTCCCTGATGCAGTCATTGCCGGAGTGGTCGCCCATTTCGCACCTGTTCCTGAAACTGATCGTTTAGACGAACTAGTATAATCGGCATTGTAACGTGCTGATCCGCCTGACATTGAACTACCGACATCCTCATTGATTGCACTCCATGCATCCGGTGCGCGGGTCGTCCCATCGATTTTAACGGTTCCGGTTGATGTTGTGAGATTTTGAAATCCAACTGCGGTTCCTGTGATACTATCAAACTGGCTTGCATCAATTAAAGGCACTGGCTGATCGTGGATTGCACCAAAAAAGAAATTAACTTGTTCATCATTCAAGTCTGAACCTGTGGGTCCGATATTCAAGCCGCTGGTCGTTCTGATCGGTTTTACACTCAATTTCATTTCATCGGACGTAATCGATTGTAAAAAAACCATACCTTCAAAAAGGTTGTACGCTTCATCGAATTTGATACCTATATAATATGGCCCAGGCGTTGCTAAAATCGTCGCGTAACGCGACCCGCCGAATGGATGATCGGAATCGTTTGGGCGATTGACTAGGGTAAGCCCGCCTGAAGTCATTTGAACGAATCCTCCTGATGTCGGAGCCATCTTGATTTTAGGTCTTCCAATGATATACCCGTGATAAAATCTACCATTAGCGCCCACATGCGATTCATCTGACAAGTAGTAATAAACGGACCCTCCTGCCAATGGGAGATCCATCGTTATTTCTACCTCAAGCGGTCGCGGCATCGGTGTACAATGGGCTTTCTAATGCCGCGAATTGACCAAATGAATTCGCCCTTTCAACTACCTCGACGCGTAGGTCTGACATTGCTTGATTAATCTTGCGCCCGGTCCCGTCGTAAATATTGATAATGACGCCCTGACCAGAATTACGGTTTGGTGCAATCGATCCAGTTTGCCCTGGTGTAAACAGTTCCGGCCCACGTTCCCCGACTAAATACGGTTGACCTGCCATAACATCACCGCCAGCTTGTTTTCCTGGCGGTGGTGTTTGTAGGATTTTATTAACTTGTGCGGCTCCTAAAATCGCAATTGCAAAGGCCGCTGGACCTCCAAAAACGCCAAGTTGGGACCATGCCTTCATTGCGGCTTCGTGCGTCGACATCCAAGTATTCGCGACGGCGGCGGCTTGCCAAAATCTGAAAAGTTCAATTCCTTCGTCTTTAACGCCTGCCGCCATTGCTTCCATAGTTGACATGGTTGATCTAAAAGCTTGTTCTTCTAATTTGTTTTTACTGAAAAAATAGGTTTGATCATCGCGGAACATCGAATTTCGTAATTTAGTATGATAAGCCTCCTGAAAATCTGCCAGATCTCGAGCGGCTTCCATTTCTTCAGCTAAACTATTTCGCAGTCTTTCGCTTTTTTCTTCACTTAATCCACGCTCAACTTCATTTGTTCCTCTTTGGATTTCTTGTTTTTCAATTTCATTAGTTCTTATTGCGTCAATTGCCTCTTGCCCTGCAAGATATTCTTTTTTAATTAAACCAATATTATTATTATGTAGTTTTTGCCCGTCTGCAATTTCTTGATGGTATGCAGTTTGTGCTTTTAAAAGTTCTTCAATTGCTTTTTTCGGGTCACCTCGTGCGCCTTTTATTATTTCAAAATACTTATTCGCTTGTTTTGCAATAACATCAAAACCTTTTGAAAACCCCCGAACTAATTGATCAATGATAAAACGAATTTCCTCGATTAGGATTTTGAAACCCATTGTTAGGAAATTCAGGAAATCACCAATTCCAAGAGAAATTGTTTTAAAACCTGAAAATGACTCATTAACTGCGGTCATTTGTGCAATGACTCCAGTTAATGCTACTGCGAGATTTCCCGTTAAAACCTGAGACATCAATCCTAAACTATCATTTACAGCTTCGGCATTTTTGATAAAATTTGAATCAATTGATGCTCCTGAAGAGTTAAATTGCTCTTCTAATGCTTCCAGATTTTCTTTTCCATTCTGAAGCAAATTGACCATCTTGACGCCTTCAGAATCAAAAAGCTGAAAAGCGATTCTAACTTTTTCACTTTGGTCTGGAATTTTTCCAAATTCGTTTGCGACTTCCCTTAATAAATTAGACGAACTTTTAAGCCTTCCATCCTGATCTTTAATGGAAATGCCCATATCTTCGAAAGCATCCTCTACGCCTTTTGACTTTCCAATTGCCGCGTCTGCGGTTCTTCTGGTGAACCTTTGTAGTGCCATATCAAAGGTTGAAACTTCAACGCCACTTTGTTCAGCCGCGAATCTTAATGATTGAAGCTCACCCGTTGTAACCCCCAAACGTGCGGAAGTTTTTCCAAGCTGATCTGACGTGTCTAGAAGGTCTTTTGATAATGCTCCAAATCCCAACCCGGCTACAGCACCGCCTAACGCACCCAATGAACTTTTCATGCTGTTCATCGATTTCGAAACCGATGCAAACGCCTTCTTTGTCTTGTCTTGTCCTCTTATCTCAACGGTGGTGCTTGGCACGTTTTTTTTCTTTTTGGTGTTTCAATTCAAAATATGCGATCCAGCCTTTGAATTCGTCCTCGCTGATTTCCATAATTTCGGCGACGGTCTTATGTAAAATCTCAGCAAGTTGAAAGATTGCAAACAGGTCAGGATCGCTCCTCAGTTTCCCTGAATCTCTTCATGCGTTGGATCATTCGCATTCATTTCCTCGATGATGCGCTGACATACATCAGGGTCGCATTCATCAATGATTTGATTTAAATGTCCACTCGTAAAAAGAGGTTTACCGTTCTCATCACGACAACGGAAAATAATTCCCCAGGCAATAACTTTGTCCCATTCATTATTTTGCAAGTGCTTCATAACGACAGAACGCTGGCTTAACTTCATCGCAGAACGATAGTAGATTTTCTTGTCATTCCATTCAGGCACCGTGATGAATTTAAGCTCTTCGGCAAGACGCGCTTTGAATTGATCCTTGGCGACTTTTAGAACATCCGTCATGCGTTAGTGTGGGTTAACGCTCCCGTCCCTTGAA